GAGCAAGGTTCCGTGTAGATCCACATCGACACCAGCGGAGAACTGTCACACTGGTTCAAGGCTGATGAAGGTGAAGGGGTCTGTGTGCGAGGACTGCTATGCTTGCAAGGGTATGTATGTTTTTCCTAACGTAAAGAAGGCGTTGAAGCGTAGGCTTGATGCTCTTTCTCATCCTGATTGGGTGGAGAACATGGCGATAGCTATCAACAAAGCGCCGTACTTTAGGTGGCATGACTCTGGTGACATTCAAGGAGTGTGGCATCTAGCTAACATCGTGGAGGTGGCGATGCGTACACCTGAGACTAAGCACTGGTTGCCTACTCGTGAGGCGAAGTATGTGTCACAGTATGGTGGTGATATGCCTGACAACCTGATCGTGCGTGTGTCTGCGGCTATGGTGGACGGCCCTGCACCGAAGAGGTTCGACTTGACATCCACAGTACACCGAGATAGAATCCCTACTGACTCGTTCGTATGCCCCGCACCCAAGCAGGACAACAAGTGTGGTGAGTGTCGAGCGTGTTGGGATAAAGCAGTACCAAATGTAAGTTACACACACCATTAAAGGAGAAGTATCATGGGTTGGAGAAGTAGCGAAATCGAAGTGTATCACACCATTGATCTGTCTGATTATGATGATGAGATCATGGAGTACATAGAGCCTGACAACATCAGCGATGCATTGGATCTGATGGAGCGTTGGAAGTATAGTGAAGCTGACATACTAGCGCATATGATTGAGGAGACAGATAGCATCGTGTTCTTGGAGCAGCTATCGAGCGTACTCACGGTGGAGACTGCACTGGCGCTGGTCAAGGATGTGTACGAGTACGGTCATAGTATCCAACAGCGTACCCTGACTGCCAAGGAGAACCAGAACCGCGAGTTGAGGCAGAAGGTTGACGAGTTGTTGGCGTTGAACCATACTGTAATCAAGGAGAACGAGGAGACAGGACATGAACTCTGATCTATTAGAAGAACTGCGTGGCTTCAGGCAGTCACTGCGTAATCTCAAGGCTCATAACCTGAGACAGATGCGGTGGTACGAGCGTGAGATGAGTTGGTCTAGTCTGGCTGACTTCATGCGTGGGTGTGCAGTGGGTAAGGATTGTGCTATCTCCCGCCTTGAACTAATGATAAGTGTTCTGGAGTTGAGAGATGAAACGTAGGACGTTTGATACGGAGCTTGACTGTCCGTGGATGACCATTGATGTACGCATCACCTACCAGTGGTACGAGGAGATGGGTCTGGTTGAGCTTGAGTCTGTGAAGGTAGATGGTATGGGCTTGTTGCGTTCAACCAGTAGGAAGGTGAACATGACTGAGTGGTTTAACTACGATTACATTATGGATCTTATTGAAGATGATATGGAGGAGAAAGCATGAGTATTGTTACGTTTGATACCAAGTTACCTCAGTATGCAGCACCGTGTGAACGGCCTGTGATTCAGAGGATGATAGACCTGCTATTAAAAGAAGGAGGTACGGTGTCTGTCTATGATGAGGAGGAAGCCGCTATAGAAAAATCTAACGACAAGACTGAGATACTAGAGTCTATGTCACAAACAGGGTGGGACACTGTAGAGAGTTATCACCATGACGGTGAGCTACGTGGGTGGTTCTCTTTGATATACAACAACGGGTCAGAGCAGGAGCCTATGGTTGTGATCTCTGACTATGGCGTGAACGAGTGGGCAGACAATGTATACTACAGACTAAATGAGGAGTTTGGAGAATGAGTTATTACATCAAGCCAGTTACTGAGTTGAAGCCGGGACGTATGGCTGTGTACCGTGTGGTAAAACGACTGCGTGACTTCAAGCCAGAGGACGGAGTGGAGTACATGGTGTTCAAGAGCAGGCAGGCAATGAAGAATGATTTCTTTGTTGATCTGTACTGTGCTAAGAATGGTAAGCTAGTCAAGATGAAAGACAAATCAATGATGAGGTTTTAACATGAGAGAGTGTATGACATACAAGCAGATAGCGGAGGTGTTAGGCATCTCTCGTGAATCAGTACGCAACATAGAACGTAGGGCGTTGTGGAAACTGAAGCGGTCAGGTAAACTGGACAAGTTCTTGTGTCTACTTGATACGGAGGTGGTGCAGTACCACGGAGAAGGAAGAAGAAGAGTTAAACAATGTGAATAGTGTACTGGTTTTCTTTTTTAGAGTGTGCTATAATCTCTATATAGATAACTAAGTATTAATATTATTACTAATACTATTACTAATACATAGGAACTACATAGTATGAAACAAGAACATCAAGATACGTTGAATGGTATTGATAGCGACACAATGAAACCGTGGTACTTGCGTTTTGATGATGATGATTTGGTGTACGCAGAGGAACTGATTGACTTTGTTATGTACCACAAGGTACAGGGTTCATCCGAATACACAGTTGATGAGAAGTATGAGATACTTACTGCGTGGGAAACAGTACAGGATGTGCTGTGGGAGAAGGACGATGACTAAAGATGAAATGATTGATGAGTTAACTGAGTGGGAGCTACACCATCTCAGTGTTGTTGAGATGATAGGGCTTTTTGTTTCTAAGTATAAAGATACGCTGGATACTAATTATACTGAGGAAGAAATAAGACAGAAGTATGATATGATATTCGGCACTGAGGAGGCATTACACTGATGACATTCGTGAAGCTACACCAGCAGTGCGAGGACTGTGGATCTAGTGATGCACTGTCATACAACGAGGACGGATCTAGTTACTGCTTTGCCTGTGCTAAGTTCACCCCGTCAGAGTCCACAGGAGGCTCTGTCAGCCACATAAAGGAGAAGGTAGTGGTAGGACAAGGGTTCGATAAAGCGGCCTTCACAGAGCCATACAGAGGCTTTCAGGATAGGGGTCTAACAGCTACCACCATGTCTGCATACTCCGCACAGCAGAGGGCGGGTAACATTCTGTTTGGTTATCACGATCCTATCGGTGAGTTAGTGGCGGTGAAGACTAGGTATCCAGACAAGCAGTTCAAGATAGCAGGGGATTGGAAGAAGGCTGGTCTGTATGGTCAGCACCTGTTCCCTAGCGGTGGTCAATACATAACCGTAGTGGAGGGAGAGTTCGATGCACTGGCAGGGTATCAAATGTTTGGTGGTAAGTATCCTGTTGTGTCTATTCGTAATGGTGCCCAAGGTGCTGCTGCTGATTGCCGCAGGGCTTACGAGTTTCTGGATCAGTACGCTCATATTATCTTTTGCTTTGACAACGATGATGCTGGTCGCTCTGCTGCTTTAGAATGTGCCGACATCTTTGGTGGTAAGTCTAGGATCTATCAGCATGGTGAACACAAGGATGCGTGTGACTACCTGTTGAACGGTGACAAGGATGAGTTTGTCAAGAGGTGGTGGGCGGCGAAGACTTACACACCTGATGGCATGGTGATGCTGGGTTCTCTGCGTGAGGCGCTGAAGAATCCATTGGAAGAGGCAGAGGTACGCTACCCATACAAGGGACTAGATGACATGACGTTTGGTATCAGACCGACTGAGCTAATCACAATCTGTGCTGGCTCTGGTCTGGGTAAGTCTACGTTCATGCGTGAGCTAGTGTTCTCCATCCTTGGACAGACCAACGACAGGGTAGGACTAGCCTTCCTTGAGGAGACACCAGATAGGACAGCGCGTGGACTAGTAGGACTACAGATCAACAAGCCTATCCACCTTCCGGGCTGTGACTACTCACCATCAGAGGTGGATCAGGTGTTCGACAGCCTCAACCTAGATGACCGTGTTGTACTGTGGGATACGTTCGGCTCCAACAAGATAGAGAACGTGTTGGCTAGGTTCAGGTATCAGATCAAGGTGTTAGGTGTGAAGTACATCGTGCTGGATCACATCAGTATCTTGGTATCAGATCAGGACAACGGTGACGAGCGTAAGGCTATCGATGAGATAATGACCAAGCTACGTATGTTCTGTCAGGAGATGCGGGTGGCTATGTTTGTTGTGTCACACCTGAAACGGCCTGATGGTAAGGGACACGAGGACGGTGCATACACCAGCCTTGGACAGCTACGTGGTTCAGCAGCGATAGCACAACTGAGTGACATCGTGTTAGGATTAGAACGTAATGCACAGGCAGAAGATCCTATGGTACGCAACACCACCAACGTGCGTGTGCTGAAGAACAGGTTCAGTGGTATGACGGGGCCAGCCACTGCGCTGATGTACAACAAGGACACAGGCAGACTGACTGAGGTAATAGAATGAGGTGTAAAGCCTGCGATAAGATCATGAGCAACTACGAACTGACTAAAAAGTTTGATGGTAGTGGTGAGTTTGTAGACTTATGTAATGAGTGTAGTAGGTTTCTTGTTGATGATGACTTGACAGCAATGGGTAACCTAGACTATGCTGACCTATATGATTTAGAGGAGATTAAAGATGTCGAGTATGAGTCGTTGGATAGTTACACAAGAGCAGAGCAGACAGATGAGGGAGAGTGGTTATGACCTTACAACCAGAGAAGAACGTGATCTTGCCTACTATGAATACTGTGTTCTTAGACATAGAGGCAGACGGGCTGAACCCTACGAAGATACACTGCGTGGTTACAAAGAGATCGAACGAAGCTCACTTGACCCACTTATCTAAAAGGAGTTTGATAGATGAACTGGCAAAAGGTGGCAAAGTATGTGGACACAATCTTATTGGTTACGATCTTCCTGTTATGCGTAAACTGTGGGGCATCAATGTACCGAGCGAGCGAGTTCTTGATACGCTAGTACTGTCTCGTTTGTTTCACCCAGACAGAGAAGGAGGACATAGCCTAGCTGTGTGGGGTATGCATCTTGGGTTTCCCAAAGGTGACCACAGTGAGTGGGATGTGCTGTCTGATGAAATGATTGAGTACTGTAAGCGTGACGTTGATGTGACTGAGAAGCTGCACAATGCGCTCATGGTACAGATGCAGATGCGAGAGTTTAGTCAGCAGTGTGTTGACCTAGAACACAGCATCGCTTTCATCTGTAAGGATCAGGAAGAGAACGGCTTTGAGTTTGACAGGGACGGTGCAGTAAAACTATATGAAGAACTGACTACTCGTATGCACAGGATTGAAACTGATTTACAACAAGTGTTTCCACCCATAGTAGAGGAGAGGTACAGTGACAAGACAGGTAAGAAACTCAAGGACAAAGTTACGGTATTCAATGTCGGTAGTAGACAACAAATTGCAGAGCGTCTTACTAGCAAGGGCGCTGTGTGGAAGGAACTCACTCCCGCAGGAAAACCGAAAGTCGATGAGGCGACTCTTAAAAAGCAGACTGATATTCCCGAAGCAAAGATTATTCTCCGTTACCTTCTCTGCCAAAAACGCGCCTCTCATGTTGACTCGTGGATTAAAGCAGTGGGCGAAGACAACAGAATACATGGAAGAGTCAGGCACATCGGCGCTGTCACCGGACGGATGGCACACTCCTCTCCGAACATGGCTCAGATACCTGCTGTAAGGGCTGAGTATGGGAAGCAATGTCGAGAGTTGTTTACTGTTCCTAAAGATCGTGTCCTTGTGGGTGCTGATGCTAGTGGGCTTGAGCTACGTATGCTTGCACACTACATGGATGATGCCGACTACACCAACGAGATCCTTACAGGTGATATCCACACAGCCAACCAGAAAGCAGCAGGACTAGCAACAAGAGATCAAGCTAAGACATTCATCTATGCTTTCTTGTACGGTGCAGGTGACGCTAAGATAGGCAGTGTCGTAGGCTCTACTAGTGGTGCAGGCAGGGCGCTGAAGCAGAGGTTCTTAGAGAACACACCAGCACTGGCAGAGCTACGGCAGAAGGTGTCAAAGGATTGTGAGTCTGGTTTCTTAGAGGGGCTAGACGGCAGGAAGATACGAGTACGATCAGCACACGCCGCACTGAACACGCTACTCCAAGGTGCAGGCGCTATCGTTATGAAGCAGGCGATCATTATTCTTTATGACTTACTGGCTCGCGTAGACTTTAAGTTAGTAGCACAGGTACATGATGAGTGGCAGATAGAGTGCCGCCCAGAGGACGCAGACTTCATAGGCAAGTCATGTGTTAACTCAATGGTATTCGCAGGCGAAGTCCTGCAACTGAACTGTCCGTTGGACGGAGAGTATAGAGTTGGTAATAGTTGGGCAGATACCCACTAGCACAATTCTATTTTATGTGGTATAATATTAGTGTAAGTTTAACTAGCAGGAGAAATGCTATATGTCTGACCAAGCACCCAATGTAATGGTTAACTGTGATTTGTATTGGCCTAACCTGACTCACAAGAATGAGTTAGCAGGTAAGTACACAGTTGATCTTGCCAATCTATCTGACGCTGCTATTACTGCGTTGGAAGATATGGGACTCAACATCCACAACAAGGGAGATGATCGTGGTAGCTACATCACCTGTAAATCCAACAACAAGTACCGAGCCTTTAACCCAGAAGGATCAGAGCTGCTCATCAAAGGACGCACTCCAAGAGATGAAACAGACGATCCAGAATCAGGAGTCGTGGTGGGTAATGGTTCCAAAGCTAAGTGCCTCATCGGGTACTACGATTGGGAGTACCTCAAGAAGAAAGGTCGTAGTGCCACGCTCAAGCGACTTGTGATTAGTGATGTAGTAGAGTACGCACCTGAGATCGAAGAGATGGACGCTCTGTGATACTGATTGACGGTGATATGCTGGTGTACCGTGTCGGGTTTGCCTGTGACGAGGAGAGTGAAGACGTTGCAGTGCAAACCCTAGACAACTACCTGTCCGAGATGGTCGTGGATTTGTCTGAACACTATACATCCAGCATTGTTTACTTAACGGGTAAGGGCAACTTCAGGGACGAGGTTGCTGTTACTTTACCCTACAAAGGTAATCGTTCTGAGAAACGCGTACCTGTACATAAGAAACTGCTCCGTGATTATATGGTCAGTGATTGGAACGCACAGGTTGTTAACGGCATGGAAGCTGATGACGCTATAGCAATGAAAGCTACTGAGCTAGAGCACAAAGCAATCATCTGTTCTTTGGATAAAGACTTCAAGCAGGTTCCTTGTCCTATGTATGATTACACCAAGAAAAAAGTAAACCCGAGTTTACCTGATGATGCTATGCGTTTTTTATACAAGCAGGCATTGATGGGTGATCGTGTTGATAACATTCCCGGTATCTATGGGGTTGGGCCTAAGAAAGCTGACAAGATCATTGACCCGTGTACAACAGAGTGGGAGTGTTACAGTACTTGTCTTACTCACTATTGGGACAATGAACTAGATGAGGACAGGCTATTAGAAAGCTTACAACTTCTGTACCTGTTACGTTCACCTGATGATAAGTACGAGAAGCCAAGTGAAGTATGATTCCAAGTTTGAGAAAGCAGCCCATGAGATTATGCAGGGCTGTGAGTACCACCCAGAACAACGTATCTTTTATCTTGTTCCTAAGCACTACGAGCCTGACTTTGTTTACACTACACAAAGCAAGACCGTGTACATAGAAGCTAAGGGCAGGTTCCGTACATCAGAGGAGGCACGTAAATATGTCATCATCGCGCAGGGCTTTAGCCCAACGGAGGAGTTGGTATTTCTCTTCCAACGAGCCAACACCCCAATGCCGGGATCACGAAGAAGAAAAGACGGCACACGCTACACAATGGAAGAATGGGCAGACAAGCATGGATTCCGTTGGCACACTCTTGACACGATACCTAGAGGATGGAAAGGATGAGACACCTAGTAATACCTGATACACAAATAAAACCAGATCATGCAATAGACCATATGGTTTGGGCAGGACGTTACGCAGCGGCAGTTAAACCTGACACCATCATACATCTAGGGGATCATTGGGACTTTCCCTCGTTATCCTCCTACGATGTAGGTAAGAAGTCTTTTGAAGGTAGGCGCTACTCTGCTGACGTAGAGGCTGGCAATGAGGCTATGCAGGTGTTCATGGACTGCATTAGATCAGAGCAGTCACGTATGCGTAGGATGAAGAAGAAGGTATGGAAGCCACGTTTGATCTTTACTCTTGGTAACCATGAATACAGAGTGGAACGTGCTGTAGAAAACGATGCCAAGTTAGAAGGGCTAATGAGTTATGAGGATCTTAACCTAAGAGGATGGGAAGTATATCCTTACCTTCAACCTGTTATCGTTAATGGTATTGCTTACTGTCACTTTTTTACCAGCGGTGTTATGGGTAGACCAGTTAGTAATGCAAAGCTACTGCTCCAAAAGAAACATATGTCATGCGTCATGGGTCACGTACAAGACAGAGACATAGCCTTTGACAGAAACGCGGCAGGACAACGAATGACCTCTTTGTTTGCAGGTATCTACTATCAGCACGACGAAGAGTATCTTAACCCACAAACTAACGGATCATGGTCTGGGCTGTGGGTATTCAACGAGGTAGACAACGGCACGTTTGATGAGATGCCTGTGTCTATGTCTTACCTGCGGAGGAAGTACGGTGCTAACTCTTGATGAGATACTAGAACGTGTTGCTTCAAGGTACGATGAGATAACAATCATGGAAGCCTTAGAGATAACATCAGAAGAGCTAGTCGAACGCTTCTCTGACAAAGTAAACACTAACAGTTGGAAGTTTGATTTGGAGGAAAGGTATGAGCCTTAATGATGCAACACCAGAAGAATGGAACACAGCCAGCAAGACAGCCTATGGTAAGCTATACCATCCTAACGACACAGCTATCAAACGTCAGGTAGGCGGTGACCATTACAACAGGTACGAGATACAACCAGTTGATTTTATTCTTGCCAACAAGTTGGATTGGTGCGAGGCCAACGCAGTGAAATACATTACTCGCTGGAAAGATAAGAACGGAGTAGAAGACTTACGTAAAGCTATTCACTACATTGAGATGCTAATACAGCGAGAGATACAGTGAAGATAGTAGAAGGTAAGTTTGGAAAGAAAGAAGACACAAGCATTAAGACATCTGAGTTTCTTGCAGCCCTTGCTATAAGAAGCTCTGAGTATGAGGAAGAAGAAAAACCAGTTAAGTGTGTTGTTATCATGTACGAAGACGGAGAAGTATTTGAAGTCACAGCTACAGAACAATACCCAGATGGTGTATACTTACTTCTTGGATTGGCACAGGCCGCAATAGCACATGAAACTTTAGGGATAACTTAATGGACGCATATCAACAGTACATACACAAGTCACGCTACGCACGATACCTACCAGAAGAACAACGACGAGAGACATGGGAAGAAACAGTCAATCGTTATATTAACTATTGGGTAGACAAAGGACACCTCAACGACTTTGATACAACAGAAATCTTTGACGCTATCAGTAAGCTGGATGTCATGCCTTCTATGAGGGCCTTGATGACAGCAGGAGAAGCACTGACGCGTGACAACGTAGCAGGGTTTAACTGTAGCTACCTACCTATAGACCACCCTAAAGCGTTCGATGAGATGATGTACGTCCTCATGTGCGGTACAGGCGTAGGCTTCAGTGTTGAACGGCAATACATAGCTAAATTACCAGACGTAGCGGAGACATTCCATGCAACCGACACAGTTATTAATGTTGACGATTCGAAGATCGGATGGGCGAAATCGTTTAGGGAGTTGGTATCATTGTTGTATTCGGGTCAAGTTCCCCGATGGGACGTTAGCGGAGTACGACCTGCAGGCTCCACGCTCAAGACTTTCGGAGGTCGTGCAAGTGGCCCTGAACCACTCGTCGATCTATTCAAGTTCACGATTGAACTCTTTCAAGGATCTGCTGGTCGAAAGCTTAGTTCCCTTGAATGCCACGATCTTTGCTGTAAGATCGCTCAAATCGTCGTCGTTGGAGGGGTCAGGAGAAGTGCTCTCATCAGTCTCTCTAACCTCACAGACGATAGAATCAGACGAGCCAAGTCAGGACAATGGTGGGTAGATAACCCTCAACGTGGGCTGTCTAACAACTCAGCCTGTTACACAGAGAAGCCTGACTTTGAGGCGTTCCTAAACGAATGGACTAGCTTATATGAATCACGATCTGGTGAACGAGGTGTCTTTAGTAGAGTGGCAAGTCAAAAGCAAGCTGCACTCAACGAGCGAAGAGATGCTACCTATGATTTTGGAACTAATCCATGTAGTGAAATCATCCTCAGACCCTATCAATTCTGCAATCTGTCAGAAGTTGTGGTCAGGCCATCCGATACGCTCGCTAGTCTCAAACGAAAAGTACGCGTTGCGACTATCCTTGGAACTCTACAGGCTACCCTCACAGACTTCAGATACCTCCGAAAAATCTGGAGATTAAACACAGAGGAAGAGGCTCTGTTAGGTGTGTCACTGACAGGTATCATGGATCACCCAATGTTGTCTGGGCGTAAGGACAAAGCAAAACTCAAGAAGTGGCTAACGGAGATGCGTAATGAGGCTATTGTTACTAATGAACAGTGGGCTAAGAAGCTGGGTATCAACCCTTCTACAGCAATTACTGCGATTAAGCCTAGCGGTACTGTTAGTCAGTTGGTCGATAGTGCTAGTGGTATCCATCCTCGGTATAGCGATCAATATATTCGGCGAGTTAGGGCAGACGCTCGTGACCCACTTTGCTCTGTCTTAGAGGACGCTGGTGTCCCTGTGGAGGACGATCTAATGTCACCTAGTACAAGGGTATTCTC